ACATACTGCACAATCAGTAAGAGGAATACAAATATTAGAGCCAAATGTAAGACCTTTTGATGAGGGTAATATATCAGTATATGGAGTTAAATAATGGCAGGTAGCTTAATAAAAATAAATGAAGCAATAGTTACAACAGCAACACCAAGTGTTACTTTAACAGGTATTGATAGCACTTATGATGTGTATATGGTTAAGTATAATAATGTTGAAGTAGTAACAGATAATGTTGGTTTATATATGAGAGTTACAGAAAGTGGAACTGCAAACTCAACATCTAATTATGATAGAGCTATGAAAACTTTAAAATCTTATACAACTTTTGGTAATGATAGTGCTACTAATCAAGCTCAATGGTTCTTAGGACAATTAGGAACACCAACACAAGAGCAAGGTAATGGAATACTTTATTTATTTAATATGAACTCAACAACAGAATATGCTTTTGCTACTTTTGAAATTTCTAATTTTAACTCTATATCAAGTTTATCAGGAGAACAAGGTGGGGGTGTTTTTACTGTAACAGGAACTGCAAGAGATGGAATACAATTTAGTCTACAAAGTGGCAATATAGATAATGGAAAATTCAGCCTGTATGGTTTAAAGAAGTAATTAAATAAAGTATGATAAGATAGAAAGGATAATTATGGCAACATTAGAAGAACTAACAGTTATAGCAACTCAAGAAGTTGAGGACGCTAAACCAATGTATAAACAAGTTAATAATGAGAGATTGGAATTTTCACAAGCTGATTATGACCAAGCAATTATTGATAAAGCTAATTCTATGTGGAACGACCAACAATTTGGTTATATCCAAGCTAGACAAGAGGGTTATGGTTCTATCGCTGAACAGTTAGATATGATGTACTGGGACGGCGTTAATGGAACTTCTGTTTGGGCAGACCACATAGCACAAGTTAAGGCTGATAATCCTAAACCTGAATAATGGAATTAAAACTCTATAGAGTATCTAGTCAAGCAGATAGTACAAATGGAATACTTTATATTGATAATGAATTTGCTTGTTTTACACTAGAGGACGAACAAAGAAAAGTTAAGGTAAAAGGCGAAACTGCTATACCTTTAGGCATTTATGAAATACAATTTAGAACTGTAGGTGGTTTCCATACCAAATATCAATCTAGATTTGCCGATATACACAAAGGAATGCTTGAACTACAAGATGTGCCTAACTTTCAATATATATTAATTCATTGTGGAAATACAGATGAACATACTGCTGGTTGCATATTAGTAGGCGATAGTCAAGAAAATAATGTTTTAATGAAAGACGGATTTGTTGGTAAATCCACACAAGCATATAAAAGAATTTATCCAAAAATAGCTAGTGCTTTACTTAATAATGAAAAAGTAACTATTGAAATTGTTGATTTAGCACAATTAAAAAAAGGCTTAAATGGTGCAATTGATAATAAAACTGGAACAGAATATATAAATGCTAAACAAGTATGGGATAAATTATCTGATATTAACGGACAGCTGAAAATATTATCTGCTAAAATGGACGGACAAGACATAGTTTAACATTAGGAGGGCTTTGAAAGTTGATTGTCCTAAATGTAAACACCCATTAATATATACCGAAAATGGCTTTTGGTGCTTGAACGAACACTGCTTGGACTATAAAGTTATACAAATAGGAAGAAAAGTTAGGGAGTAGCAATGGCTAATAAAAAAAATTGGAAAGCTTATTGGAAATTTATGTTTTCAAAAGCAATTAGAACAGGTTTGCAATCTGCAATATCATTATATCTAGCGAATAGTTCTGGAATAATTGACGCTGATATGTTACAACTTTTAGGAGTTGCATTTTTAAGTTCTTTTATAACAGTTATTCAACACGCTTTAGAGCAATACAAACCTAAGGCAACATTTGAGGATTAATGAAAATAGATTTGAAAATGCTTATGCCTATATTGTTAACAGCTTTGCTTAGTGCATTTGGTTGGGTATTCAACTCCATAGAAGAAATTAAATCACATCAGAATGCTTGTGATGCTATGGTTATGGAAATAAATAGTGAATTAGATATGTTAGAAAGTAACTTTACTGAATTACTTTTTAAATTAAATGGTTAAGATATGTGTACGGTAACTAAAAATCCTGACGGCTCATTTGTACAAATATGCAACTGTGAACATGGAAGTGAACATTGTAAGGAAAATTAGTATGAGCGAAAATGGTAATGGATATACACAAAAGGAAATGACAGCAAAAATTATGCTAGATATAGAAAAGATTTTTAATAAATTAGATGAACTACAAAAAGATATAAACACCAGACCAACTAGAGCAGAAATTTATGGCTGGATTATAGCTGGAATATCCATAGCAAGTTTGCTTAATGTCTTAATGTAAATACTAAAAAGCCTCTGCTTTTACACAGAGGCAATTTAGATTTATAGAGTTAAGCCAGTTTCAGCAGTAGCGTTTTGTGTTCCTAGTAGAGCATTTGCTACATTTGTCCAATAAATTAAGTCTATTTCTCTATTATTTTCTACAATTAATCTAGCTAAAACCTCAATAGCATTTGAAACAACTTGTTCTGGTTGTCGCCTAATGTGATTTGATAGTTCGCCGATTGTATATTCTTTAGTGATTGTTTGACCACCATAAAAGCTAGTATTTCTACCAGTTACTTTGTCATCAACAGATACTAGGCCGTGAGCCCAGTATCTGTTTAAAGCGATTGTTAGTTCCTTATTCATTGTTTAAGTCACTTCCTGTAACAACTTGGTTTGTCCAAGTTACAGTTCCTAGATTTGTAATATCTGATGAACTACCCTCATTGTTATATCTTTTAATTATTCTAATGTCAAAAGTAACTTCCTCATCTTTTGGAAGGAAGGTAGCTACACAACCGTGGTTACAAGTTTTGTTAGCATTAGTTGTAACAAAATCAACAATGTTGCCGATAGTTGCGTTATCCATGCTACCCATTTCTTCTTCTGCATTTATTAGTAAGTCGGAAAAACATTCTCCAACTTCGTTAATGTTTCTTAATGAAACATAAGTTTGTGTTAGTGTTTTAGTTGCCATTTTGGCCTCCATTTCTAGTTCGTTTTTGTTTGTTTCCATAATTAATAATTTAACCAAAGATTAAGATATGTGAAACGATTTTTAAAACTTTTTTCTACTAGCCACGCTACTAGCTGACGCTAAGATTTGTAATGGTTTATACGACTATTAGTAAACACACGCTTAGAAACGCTGGTAGAGTATGTTATCTACCAGCATATCTATATATAGATTATACTTCCAGTATTGGTAGCAAGTTTTTATGTGGGTGTTTTTCCAATTCAAAGTGGTCTTTACAATAATCAAAATGGTGCCAAATATGCCAAGTAGCACCAGTTGATTTTGATTTAACCATTTGTCCAGTTTTTACCACATGCTTACCACAGCCACCAGTAGCTTTTTTATTATTATCGCCACCGAATTGACACCTTTTAATGTCCTCTGGTTTAGGTAAGTTTTCTGGATTACCTTTAAATGCCATTATGTTTCCTTTCCGTTGGCTATTTTAACCACAGATTTAAACTAAAGTAAACAAAAGTAGATTAAACTAGGATTAATGACAAAAACACCTAAAGAGTGGGGAAATAATTTCTACAAAGCTGGTTGGCAACCAGGTGTAGAAATTAATGACCAAACAGGAGCTGGTGAACTTACGCATGTTGGAACAGACCCTAATTACGCTAATAAATTTGATGAGATTTTAAACAGTTGGGGATATAATCCAGATGAATATGAAATAGTTGGAACAGTTAGAACTTCTAGTTGGAATGCACAACTTAAAGGCGGAATTGTAGAAACATTTTATGCTTTTAAAGGGCTCGTTAAAAAGAAAAATCCAGCTCACGATAAATATTTTTTAGAACTACTTAAACATACAAGAAAAAAAACACCTATTAAAAAGAAAACATTAGGAGGCGATACTGCTTTTATGTGGTTTATGGCTGACTGGCAATTAGGAAAAAAAGATTACGGAGTAGAAAATACTATTAATCGCTACGAAATAGCTTTACAAGACGGCATAAATAGGATTAAAGATTTAAGAAAACTTGGAGTAGAAATAAATGAGATTTACATGGTTGGACTTGGCGACCTTACAGAAAATTGTACAAACGCATTTTTCGATAGCCAACCACACAATGTTGAGCTTACTTTAATTGAACAGTACGCATTAGCTAGACACTTGATAATGAAAACGATTGACACATTTTTGCCTTATGCAGATAAATTAACATTAGCTGGAATACCGGGAAATCACGGCGAAATGACTAGAAGTTCTAAAGGACAAGTTTTTACTAGCAGATTAGATAATTCAGATACAATGCACCTACAGATATGTCAAGAGATTATGAACGCAAATCCAGAACGCTATAAAAATGTAACTGTAGAAATACCAGAGGGATTTCATCAAGTTCTAGAAATTAAAGGCAAAAAAGTAGCTTGGACACACGGACACATGACTGGTGGTGCTGGTGGAAATCCAGAGAATAAGATTGAAAATTGGTGGAAAGGCCAGATGTACGGTTGGCTACCAGCTGGTGAGGCAGAAATATTAGTTACTGGACATTACCACCATTTTAGAGGCAAGTATCAAGGCGACAGAGCTTGGTTTCAAGCACCTAGTTTAGATAGAAGTATAGATTTTACCGAAAGAACTGGATTATGGAGCCACCCAGCTGTTTTAACTTTTACAGTAAATGCTAAAGGTTGGGCAAATTTAGAACTTTTATAGTTGGTTTTGTACTAATTTACGATTAAAATAGAAGTAGGTATTTTATGGCTAAAAAATTAGTTGGAATAGAAAACGACGGCATAAAAGCTAAAGTAATTTATACAGAAAATGGTACTTGGTTTAGCGAGGACCTAAAAGTAGGTATAACAACACTTAATGATTTAATGCCAAAGCAAGCTAGTTAGTAATATATTTTGTTATTAGATATTTTACTTACTTGTGCTGTGCTATCCCCTTTAACACCAGAGCAACTTACAAATTATGTTGATTGTAGGGAACGCAACGAAATCATTATTTATATGGAGGATTATGTTGATTTATTTAGTCAATACTTTGAAAAAGAGGATTTAGAAGTAGCTTTAAGGATTACATACTGCGAAAGCACAGGAAAACCTAATGCAGTTAATACAAACACCAATGGAACTAGAGATGTTGGCTTGTGGCAATTTAATGATAAGACTTGGAATTGGTTAAAACCTAAATTAAAGATAAAAAACAGTCGTAATGATGTGGTAACTAGCACATCTGTAGCTAGTTGGCTGTTTTATAAAGACGGAATACACCATTGGAATGCTAGTAAAAAATGTTGGAAATTACCTAGCTAACTGCGTAAATAAGGTGGTTTTAAGCGTTTTCTAGCCAACAGTTTAATAATCACACCCCAGCACACGATTTACGCTTACAGACCGCTACTTAACGCTATAAAGAAATTTTGGAAAATAGCCATTAACTATTATATTTTTAAAAATAATTTAAAAAATTCGTAAAAAAAAGTACATATATCTTAATCACTGGTTAAATTGGTACTTGTGGAAAC